CCGCACCGGCGACATCAGCCTGCTGCGCGTGTTCGTGAATACAAGACTCGGTGAGACCTTCGAGGAGTCCGGCGACAAGGCCGACGATATGGCGCTGCGCCGTCGCGCTGAGGATCTACCGCTGCGCGTGGTGACTTGGGGCCACGCCGTGATGACGATGGGCGTGGACGTGCAGGGCGACCGCCTAGAGGCGTATCTGTGGGCGTGGGGTCGCGGCATGGAGCGGCAGCTTGTTGACCGCGCCGTGTTCTACGGCGACCCGGCTCTGGGCGAGACCGAAGGCGGCAGCCCGTGGGCCGCGCTCACCGAGTACCGCAAGACGCCGGTGCTGCACGCCAGCGGCAAGCCGGTGCCGCTGCTGTCGGTGATGATCGACTCGGGCGGTCACCACACGCACCAGGTGTATGACTACTGCCGTCGCCACCAGGGTGCGCAGGTGCACGCGGTCAAGGGTTCGAGCCAGTCCGGCAAGGCCATCCTCGGCAAGCCGACCGACCAGGACATCAACCATCGCGGCACGCGCATCAAGCGTGGCGTCAAGCTCTGGCCGATCGGCACCGACACGGCAAAGGCGGAGATCTACGGGCGGCTGCGCATTGCCGAACCGGGGCCGGGCTATGTCCACCTGAGCAAGCACCTGGCGCCGGAGATCTTCGAGCAGCTCACCAGCGAGCGGCTGGTCACCAAGTACGTCAAGGGCCGAGCGCGGCTGGAATGGGTCAAGGCGCCGGGCCGCCGCAATGAGGCGCTTGACTGTGCCGTCTACGCGCTGGCCGCCGCGATCTACATCGGCATCGAACGCTGGAAGGACGGCGACTGGAACAAGTGGTTGGGGCGCGTCGAGACACGCGACCTGGTGGACATGGCGGAAGCGCCGGCTGCCGCTGTGGTTTCACAAGCACAGAACACCGAGCAGGCGCTCACGGAGCCTCTGCCGAATAAACCCCGTCGCAAGTCCGGCGGGTTCGCAACCAGTTGGTGAGGGGTAAAGATGCCTGACGTGTTGTCCAGTTTGATCCGCGAGTGTGCCGACCTGCTGCAGGGTGCCGGCGTAGAGTTCCGGCCGCACCAGCAATCGACCGTTGAGTCGCGGCTGCGCGAGATGTTTGGCGGCGACCGCGTCTACATCGGCAAGACCAGCGCCGATGCCGTGCGCCACAAGTCCACGCGCGACCGGCTGATCGTGCGCGATTGGCAGCACGGCGAACACATCCCGGTTCTGGTGCGCCGCTACGGACTGAGCGAGCGTCGCGTCTACGAGATCCTTCAGTTGCACGGTGTCCGCGACTCTGCGGCGCTTTGTCTTACCGACCGCAGTCAGGCCGAGGACGATGCGAACAATGAGCCAATCCGTGACGCTGCCGGCCCGATTCGCGGCCGGAGACACGCTCGATAAGACCTTTTCGCTCGCCGATTACCCGGCGACGGCCGGGTACATCCTGACGTTTTACCTCGTTAGCAAGACCCGGCAGCTCCGCATCGACGCGCAGTCTGACGGCAGCAACCACCACCTGGTAGTGCTGTCGGGGATGTCTTCGGACTATGTGCCGGACACCTATGCGTGGCAGGCGGTGGTCGTCAAACCCGGCGAGCGCGTCAGCATCGCCAGTGGTCGCATCGAGATCACCCCAAACTTTGACACGGCGACTGCCGGCCTCGACACGCGGACCCACGCCCGTCGCACGCTCGAGGCTATCGAATCCACCATCGAGGGCCGCGCCAGCTCGGACGTCCTGTCCTACCAGATCGCCGGCCGCGAGCTGCGCAAGATCCCGGTGGCCGAGTTGCTGCTGCTGCGAGACCGCTACCGCGCCGATGTGCGCGCCGAAGAGGCCGTCGAGCGCGCTGCATCGGGTGGTCTGCCCCGTAACAAGATTTTCGTGAGGCTCTGATGCCGACACTCAGAGAGCGCATCGCCGCTGTCTTTCGCAGCGCTCCGCAGGGTACGCGGATGTTTCGCCGCTTCGAGGCGGCCCGCACCGATCGCCTGACCGCATCCTGGCAGGCCGCCGACACCGCCATCGACCAGGAGCTGCGCAACGACCTGCGCCTGCTGCGCCGTCGTGCGCGGCAGATGGCCAAAGACAACGAGTACCTCAAGCGCTTCCTGAGCATGGTTTCGGCAAACGTCGTCGGGCAGGGCATGACCCTGCAGTCGCGGCCGATGGAGACGCCGAGCCAGATGGACAACCTCGCCGCCTCGGCGATCGAGACGCATTGGGCCAAGTGGTCCAAGCCGGCTGAGTGCGACATCGCCGGCAAGATGGGCCTCTGGACCATGATGCGCTCTGCGGTAACCGGACTGGCGCGCGACGGCGAGATTCTCATCCGCATCCACCGTGGTCGCGGGCGTGGCACCTACGGGATGCAGTTGCAGATGCTCGACATCGAGCGCCTCGATTGGCAGATGAACCGTCCGCGCAACGGCGGGGTCAATCGCGTGATCATGGGCGTCGAGGTCGATGACTTCGGCAAGGCCGTGGCGTATCACATCCTCGAGAATCTGCCGACGACCTACGGCGCCGAGGCGGTCGGCAAGTCCGAGCGCGTTCCGGCCTCCGACATCATCCATGCCTTCCTGCCGACCGACCCCGAGCAGACTCGCGGCTACCCGTGGGCGCACGCCGCCATGCGTCGCCTCAATGACCTGGCTGGCTACCGCGAGGCAGCGGTCATCGCAGCGCGTGTCGGTGCCGCCAAGATGGGCTTTTTCACCAGCGAGCAGCCGGACATCCTCGCCGACGGCCAGGATGGCGAGGTGCCGTACACATCGGCAACGCCGGGCGAGTTCGGCGTACTCCCACCAGGCACCAGCTTCCAGTCCTACGACCCGCAGTATCCGCACGACCAGTTCGGCGAGTTCATCAAGGCGACCCTGCGCGGCATCAGCTCGGCGCTGGGGGTCAGCTACAACACGCTGGCCAACGACCTCGAGGGTGTCAACTTCTCGTCGATCCGCTCCGGCGTTCTGGAAGAGCGCGAGCAGTGGGTCATGGTGCAGGACTGGTTCATCGAGTGCGTGATGGACCGCGTGTTCGAGGAATGGGTGACCATCGGTGTCGCCACGCAGGCCATCACCCAGCCTGGGCGCAATGGCCCGGTCGGGCTGCCGGCGGCGAAGGTCGATAAGTTCCGCGAGCATCTGTTCATCGGCCGGCGCTGGCAGTGGGTTGACCCGCTCAAGGACGTCCAGGCCAACATCATGGCCATCGAGGCCGGCATCACCACCGTCACCGATGTCGCGCTCAAGAATGGCATCGACCTCGAGGACGTGCTGGCGACCAAGCAGCGCGAGCAGCAGCTCGCCGCGCAGTACGGTGTCACGCTCGGCGCGGTGCCAATGCCGGCTGCTCCGTCCGATGCCAACGCAAATCAAGACGCGCCAATTCGCGGCCTGGCTGCCGAGATCATGCGCAACCTCGAGCGCCGCCTGGACATGATGGAGACGCGCGTTCTGAACACCCAGAACACGCCGTCGATCGTCGTCAACACGCCGGACGTCAAGGTCAACGTCGAGCCGCCTGCCATCCGCAATGAGATCCACACGCCTGCGCCGGTGGTCAACGTCGAGTCGCCGACCGTCAACGTCGCGCCGGCCGAGGTGCGCGTCGATGCGCCGCAGGTCCACGTCGCTGCGCCCGAGGTCGAGGTGCGCGTCGAGGCGACCATGCCTACGCCAGAAGTCAACGTGAACCTGCCGGCCCGCAAGACCGAATCGACCGTCGAGCGTGACTCGTCGGGCCGGATTGTTAAAACCACCCAGATCGAGACTGACGCATGACGGACGGGATTCGTATCAGCCAACTCCCGCGCGCCGAGAACCTCGACGGTGTCGAGGTGCTGGTCGGCAATCAGGACGGCATCACCAAGCAGTTCCCGGTTGAGCTGTTCGAGGTCGGTGGTCGTCTGCCGCCATATGTGCAGCCGCTTTCCGGCAAGACCGCAACCATTCCACTGCCACCCGGTGCGTTCGCCGCCCAGGTGGTGGTGATCAACGAGCAGGGCGCTGAAGTAGGCG